GGGGATGCTTCGGCGGCCCTCAGCATGACAGGATGGGGGATGCTTCGGCGGCCCTCAGCATGACAGGATGGGGGATGCTTCGGCGGCCCTCAGCATGACTTACGAGACTACGAGAGAGGTGTAACATGAGTAGAGTGATCGAGATGCGCCGGCGGTGGGCGGAGACCCTGGAGCAGGCGCGGGTGTTGGCGGATGGGGAGCTGAGCGAGGAGACGCGGGCGCAGGCCGATGCGCTGCTCAGCCAGGCGGATGCGTTGCAGCGGGACATCGAGCGGGAGGAGCGGCTGCAGGCGATGATCGCCAGCAAGGCGGCGCCGGCCCACAACCGGCTGCCGCAGGGGGACAGCGAGGCGCGGGCGATGGCGCACTGGGTGCGCACGGGAGACGCCGGCGGGCTGGAGCAGCGGGCGTCGAACGACACCGACATGAACATCGGGACGGCGGCGGACGGCGGCGTGACGGTGCCGACGGGGCACTACCAGGGGATCATCGCGCGGCGCGACGAGAGCATGTTGGCGACGCGGCTGGGGGTGCGGAGGATCCCCGGCAAGGGAACGACTGTCAACGTGCCGCTGGACGGTGAGGACGACGGCGAGTTCGTGGCGACCAGCGAGGCCAACGACAGCGACCGCGATGCGCCGGCGCTGGGCGTCAAGCAGATGACGCTGGCGAGGTACACCAAACGGGTGGAGCTGAGCTACGAGCTGCTGGAGGACGAGGACAGCAAGCTGTTGGCGTTCCTGGGGGATTTCGTGGGCCGGGGCATGGCGAAAACCCACAACGCGCTGCTGCTGACGGAGGTGGCCGCCAACGGGGCGCTGCTGAAGTCGTTCGGCTCGGCGACGGTGATCGCGGTGAGCGAGCTGGAGCCGCTGGTGTACAACGACGCCCTGAACGCGTACCTGGACGACACCGCGTCGGTGGCGTGGGTGATGCGGCCGAGCGTGTACGGCGAGATCCTGGTGCTGGACAACGCGAACGCGCGCCGGTACGCGGCCAACGCGCAGGGGGACGCGTCGAATCCGATGCTGTTGGGGTATCCCGTGCAGTATTCGGCCAAGGCCGGCGGGACCGCGGCCAGCGCGAAGTCGGTCTACTTCGGCAACTGGAGCTTCGTGGGGTACCGCGAGGCGCCGGGGTTCACGGTGCTGCGGGATCCGTACAGCCTGGCGAAGAAGGGGCAGATCGTCCTCCACTACTACTTCCGCACGGTGTACGGGGTGTTGCAGTCGGAGGCCATTGGCTACGGCGCGCACCCGTCGGCGTGATCTGATCCGCCAGGTGCGGACGCAGGAACGGCTCCGGCCGGGGGATTATCTGGGTTCATCCAGCTTCCCGGCCGGGGCCAGAGGAGCGGGCGATGTTTCTGGAGGTGCTGACGCGGTGCTATCGGCGGCCGGGTCTGCTGGCGGCGAACCAGGCCAGTCTGCGGGCGCAGACGTGCGCGGACTGGACGCAGACGCTGCTGGTGGACGAGGAGGGCCGCGGGATCGCGTGGAGCTACGTCAACATGGCGGGCTATGCGCCGCACCTGGTGGGTGAGTATGTGTGGATCCTGGACGACGACGATCTGTGCGTGCGTCCGACGCTGACGGCGGAGCTGCGGGAGATCGCGGAGAGGCTGGACCCGGACGTGATCATGCTGCGGATGGATCACGGGCCGCTGGGGGTGCTGCCGGACGATGCGCACTGGGGCCAGCGGCCGCAGTGCGGGCGGATCGGCGTGAGTGCGTTCGTGGTGCGGCGCGCCTACTGGCAGGGGTGTGCGGAGGCGATGGTGAGCGGAGCGGGCTACACGGCGGACTATGCGCTGATCGATGCGATCTGGCGCACCTCGGCGATGATCGAGTGGCACGATGTGGTAGCCAGCCGGGTGCAGCGGATCAGCGGAGGAGCGCCAGAGTGACGACCCTGATCTACACGCCGACGTGGCGGATGGCCGGCGGGCAGGTAGCCATGCGACGGGAGACGGAGCGCAGCGTGGAGCGGCTGCGGGGCGAGTGGTCGTGGCAGGTGGGGACCGACAACCCCTACGGCGCCAGGGATCATCGCAACGTGCTGCACCAGTACCGCCAGGCGTGGGAGTTGGCGCTGGGCGGCGGCTACGACGCGCTGTTGACGGTGGAGCACGACATGTGGCTGCCGGACGACGGCGCGCTGGAGCGGCTGCGGGCGACCTCGGCCGAGGTGGTGTTCGGGGTGTACATGCTGCGGCACGGCGCGAGCGTGCTCAACGCGTGGCGGTACGAGGGCGACCGCAACCTGGGCGAGTCGCTGACGCTGCATGGCCGCGAGCTGCGGCAGGCGCGGCGGCAGGCCGCGACGCGGGTGTCGGGCACGGGATGGGGCTGCACGCTGATCCGGCGGGCGGTGCTGGAGCGGATCCAGCCGCACGACGACGGGGGCGCCAACCCGGCGGGCGATCTGGCGTTTGCGCGGGACTGTTTGCGCGCGAACATCCCGATGTATGCGCGCTGGGACGTGGGGTGTGGGCACTACGCGCCGGAGCGCGGCCGATGGCTGTGGCCGGACGAGGCCCGGAACCTGGTCGAGGTGATCGGCGTGGCGCCTGCGGTGATGCGGGGCCGGGTGCGGCTGCGGCCGGGAGAGCCGGCGCTGTTGCCGCCGGACGTGGCGGACGATGCGGTGCGGGCGGGATTTGCGAGCTATGCTCCGCCGTCTGCCTGCGCTGACAATGGAGGTCGAGATGCGAGTGCTGTTGTTGAGACGGTACAGCCCAGCCCGCGGGCAGCGGCTGGAGGCGGGAACCGTGGTCGAGGTGGCCGACGAGGTGGCGCTGGACCTGATCCAGCAGGGGGTGGCGGCGCCGCTGAAACGGGAGCCGCCTGAGATGGCCGTGGGGCCGGGGCAGGCGCGACGGTGACGCTACAAATCGGCGAGATGACGATCCTCCAGGCCCTGGAGGATGGGACGGGCTGGCGGCCGGCGATGGATGCGGCGACGACGACCACGGGCGCCAATCTGCGCGCGGCGCCCAGCGGCACGGGCGCGGTGGTGGCGACGCTGAAAACGGGCGTGCGGATTGTGCGGCTGGGCGTGGACGAGGGCGGCTGGGCGCCGGTGGCGGTGTTGGGCTGGGTGAGCAAGGAGCTGTTGAGCGATGGATGAGCAACCGGTGGAGACGGCGGGCGTGGTGGACAACGTGCTGCGCGGGCTGGCGCTGGAGAGCGTGCGGGCGCTGGTGATCAACATCGACGTGGCGCTGGCGGTGTTCGGCGGGCAGTTGCGGGATCTGCGGATCGACGACGACCTGCGGCTGGCGCGGCGGGTGCTGGATCGCGTGGCGGGAAAAGGGTGACGGTAGGACTGCCAGTCCGGGACGCCGGGGCGGTAGTTTTCCCAAATTGGGATATTGGTTTGGGAAGTCGGGAGAGGTGACTATGGCGCTGATCTGTTTGGAGCCGCCGATGGTGGAACCGGTGACGGTGGCGGAGGCGAAGCTGCATTGCCGGATCGATGTGGAGGAGGACGACGCGCTGGTGGCGGCGCTGATCTCCACGGCGCGGGAGCATCTGGAGCGGATCAGCCGGCCGCGGGTGGCGCTGAGCGCGCAGCGGTGGCTGATGGTGCTGGATGCGTGGCCCGCGTCGTCCCGGATCGAGCTGCGGCCCTGGCCGTTGATCAGCGTGGCGGAGGTGCGCTACACGGATGCGGCGGGTGTGGAGCAGGTGGTGGCGTCGTCGGAGTATGCGGTGGATGTGTACAGCGAGCCGGGGCGGCTGGAGATGCTGGCCGGCTGGCCGGGCGGGTCGCTGGCCGCGCTGAACGGGCTGCAGATCGAGTTCACGGCGGGGTACGAGGCCGCGAAGTTGCCGATGGCGCTGCGGCAGGCGACGCTGCTGCTGGTGGCGCACTGGTACGAGCACCGGGAGCTGGCGATGACCACGGGCGCGGTGCCGAAAGAACTGCCGTTTGCGGTGGCGGCGCTGGTGGCTCCGTGGCGGCGGGAGGTGTGAGGATGGAGGCTGGCGCGCTGCGGCATCGGGTGTCGATCCAGGAGCCGGTGGAGGCCCGGAACAGCTACAACGAGGCGATCACCACCTGGGCGTTGGTGGCTGTGGTGTGGGGGTCGGTGGCGCCGCTGGCGGGGCGCGAGTTTTTCGCGGCGGAGCATGTGCAGAGCGAGATCACGCACCGGGTGCGGCTGCGCTATCGAGCGGGGATCACCTCGGAGATGCGGGTGGTGTACGCCGGCCGGGTGCTGATGATCCAATCGGTGATCGACCGGGGCGAGCGGCGCCGGGAGTTGGAGCTGATGTGCCGGGAGGTGCAGTGATGGGCGGTACGGTGACGGTGCGGCTGGAGGGTGGCGAGGAGCTGTTGGCGAAACTGCGCGCGCTGGACCTGAACGTCAAGGCGGAACTGCGCGACGCTGGCCTGGCTGCGGCGGAGCGGATCCGGGCGACGGCGGAGGGGATGGCGCCGGGGCCGCACATCCGGCTGCGGGTGGCGCGGCAGACGGCGACGATGGTGGCGTTGGAGATCGGGCCGGACAAGGAGCATTGGTATTACAAGTTCTTCGAGACGGGGGCGCGGCCGCACGAGATCGTGGGCGATCCGACCCTGAGCTTCGAAGGACATTCGGGCCGGGTGGTGACGCGGCGGGTGCGGCATCCGGGCATGGCGGCCAGCCCCTTCCTGCGGCCAGCGATGGACGCGGAGGAGGGCGGGGCGCGGGATGAGTTTGGCAGCCGGCTGCGGGCGCGGATCGAGCGAGGGTAGGCATGATCGAGCAGGAGCTGGCGGCGCGGCTGCTGGGGTCGACGACGCTGACCGCGCTGGTGGGCGACCGGATCGAGCCGGTGATCAACAGCCAGGACACGGCGCTGCCGGCGCTGAGCTATCAGCGGATCAGCGCGGTGACGGACTACAGCCACGACGGCCAGAGCGGCGTGACCGCGCGGATTCAGTTGACCGCCCTGGGCAGCACGTATGCGCAGGTGTGCGCGGTGCTGGCGGCGTGCCGGAAGGTGGTGGACGGGGTGCGCTGGGCCAACGACTGGGTGTCATTTGTGGAGACGGAGATGGATGGCTACAATGCGGAGAGCCGCCAGGCTGGGGTGTATGTGCGGCGGATGGATGTGATGGTGGTGGATCCGTAGGGGAAATGATGAATTGGGAATGATGAATGATGAGTAAGAAACGGACGGAGAAAGCGGAGACGATGGAGCCGGGGCCGGAGGGGGGCCGGGTGCTGGTGTACCGGCGAGAGCCGGCGCCAGATGATCTGTATGAGGTTGGCGAATGGCATGGCGTAGCGCATTACCGCTGCCGGCTGTGCGCATTCGATACGATGGACGCTGGCAACCTGCTGGCGCATCTGGATAGCCACGCCGGCAGCGCGCCGGCGCACAACCCTGGGGATGCTTCGGCAGACCTCAGCATGACAAACACTTTGGAGGTAGAGGACGATGGCAACAGGAGCTAAAAGCAGTTTTGGAACGTACCTGAAAATCGGCAACGGCGGGACCACGGAGACGTTCGCGACGATTGCCGAGGTGCTGGACATCGAGGGTCCGGCGCTGGAGGCGGAGACGGAGGAGGTGACGAGCCACGACAGCACGGATGGCTGGAGCGAGCATATCTCGACCATCCTGAGCGGCGGCGAGGTGTCGTTCGAGGTCAACTGGCTGCCGGCGCACGCGACGCAGTCGCACAGCGCGGGCTTGCTGAAGGACATGACGAGCCGGACGTTGAGGAACTTCCAACTGGTGGTGCCGGCGGCCAGTGCGATCACCTGGTCGTTCGCCGCGCTGGTGACGGGGTTCGAGGTGGCGCTGCCGGTGAAGGGCGCGCAACGGGCCGAGATCACGCTGCTGATCAGCGGCAAGCCGACGTTGGCGTAGGAGGACGAGATGCTACTGAGCAGGGATCAGATCCTCAACGCGCAGGACTATCGAGAGGAGCGGGTGCAGGTGCCGGAGTGGGGCGGCGAGGTGATCGTGCGCGCCCTGACCGGTGCGGAGCGAGACGCGTTCGAGGCGGCGCTGACGAAACGGCACGGGCGCCGGGTGGAGGTAAAGCTGGAGAACGTGCGGGCGCGGCTGGTGGCGCTGTGCGCGGTGGATGAGCAGGGGGGTGCGCTGTTCTATCCCAGCGACGTGGAGCTGCTGGGGCAGAAATCGGCGGCGGCGCTGCAACGGGTGTTCGAGGTATGCCAGCGGCTGAACGGCCTGACGGATCAGGACGTGGAGGAGCTGGCAAAAAACTGACGGAGCGGCCAGAGCGCAGTTTTTATCTGCGCCTGGCTGCTCTGACAGGCCGGACGGTGCAGGAGCTGCTGGCCGGGATCGGGGCGCGGGAGCTGTCGGAGTGGATGGCCTACGACGGGTCTCAGTGGCTGCCTGATCGGCGGCTGGAGTATCTGCTGGCGCTGCTGGCGGCGATCACCATCAACGCGCACGGGGATGGCAAGCGGACTGTGAGCGCGGCGGAGCTGATGCCGTGGCTGCGCGACGAGGAGGAGGCGGTGGGGCCGCGAGACCTGACCGCGAAGATCGAGACGCTGAACGCGCTGTTCGGCGGCAGCGACCGGAGAGGACGAGGCGATGCCGGAGACGACCGATAAAAACGAGCGGGCTCGGTCGGAGACCGGCCCGAGCGGCAATTTTGTTAGCTGCATCATGCCCACGCGCGGGCGGCGGGCGTGGGTTCCGCTGGCGCTGCGCTGCTGGCAGGAGCAGGACTGGCCAGCGTTTGCGCGCGAACTGATCGTGGTGGACGACGGGCCGGAGCCGGTGGGCGATCTGTGCGCGGGTGCGGCGCGGGTGCGGTATGTGCATCTGGCGGGGCACAACAGCATCGGGGCCAAGCTGAACCTGGGGTGTGAGCTGGCGACGGGGGATGTGCTGGCGGCGTGGTCGGACGACGACTATCACGCGCCACACCGGCTGGCGTATCAGCTCCAGGAGCTGGAGCGCAGCGGGGCGGCGGTGTGCGGGACGGACTGTCTGCACTACTGGGACGTGCTGCGGCAGGAGGCGTGGCGGTACGAGTGGGCCATCGGGACGCGGAGCAACGGCTACGTGACCGGCGGGACGATGATGTGGCGACGGGCGTTCTGGGAGCGGGGGCGCTTCGACGCCCTCCACGCCAGCGGCGAGGACACGCGCTGGATCTGCGGACGAGGGCCGCTGCTGGGGACGCTGGAGATGGACATCTACGTGGCGACGATCCACGGGCGCAACACGGGGGACAAGGATCTGGCCCTGCTGGAGGCCAGCCCGCACTGGACGCGGCAGGCGCGGGAGACAATCGAGGGGATCGCGCCGGCGTGGTGGCTGGCCGGCGCGCGGGAGGCGGCGCAATGAGCACGTTGGCGACGCTGGTGGTCAAACTGGTGGGAGATGTGGGCGGGTTCTCCTCGGCGATGGACAACGCGTCGGACAAACTGCGGTCGGCGGGCGCGTCGATGCGGGGGGTTGGCGCGGGGCTGACGGCGGGGGTAACGTTGCCGGTGGTGGGGATCGGGGTGGCGGCGCTGCACATGGCCGGGCAGTTCGAGCAGACGATGAACGTGCTCCAGGCGACCACCGGCGCCAGCGAGGAGGAGATGGCCGCGCTGAGCCAGACGGCTATCGCGCTGGGGAGCGACCTGGAGCTGCCGGGGACCAGCGCGGCGGACGCTGGGGAGGCGATGCTGGAGCTGAGCCGGGCGGGTCTGAGCGTGCAGGAGAGCATGGACGCGGCGCGGGGGGTGCTGCAACTGAGCGCGGCGGCGCAGATCAGCAACGCGGAGGCGGCGACGATCACGGCCAACGCGCTGAACACGTTCGGCCTGGCGGGATCGGAGGCCGGGCGGGTGGCGAACCTGCTGGCGGGCGGCGCCAACGCCAGCTCGGCGAGCATCACCGACATGGGGTTGGGGATGCAGATGGCGGGATCGGTGGCGGCCAGCATGGGGGTGCCCATCGAGGACCTGACCACGGCGTTGGCGTTGATGGCCAACGCGGGGATCAGCGGCAGCGACGCGGGCACGTCGCTGAAAACGATGTTGATGCGGCTGGGCGCGCCCACGGCAGAGGCGGCGGGGCTGATGGACGCGCTGGGGATCAGCATCTACGACGCGCAGGGGACGATGCTGCCGATGGAGTCGATCATCGACCAGTTCGGCGGCGCGCTGGCGGGGATGACGATGGAGCAGCGCAACGCGGCGCTGTCCACCATTTTCGGCTCGGATGCGATCCGGGCGGCCAACGTGGTGCTGGCCGGGGGCACGGAGGCGTGGAACGCGATGGAGACGGCCGTGACGGCGGAGGGGCAAGCGCAGGCGCTGGCGGCGGCGCAGACGGCCGGGTTCCAGGGGAGCCTGGACGGGCTGCGGTCGGTGGTGGAGACGCTGCTGCTGACGGTGGCCGGGCCGTTTTTGGAGATGCTGACCGGGTGGGTGCAGCGTCTGAGCAGCCTGGTGGAGTGGGTCAGCACCCTGGACCCGAAACTGCTCAACACGGTGGTGGTGGTGGCCGCGATCGCGGCGGCCATCGGGCCGCTGCTGATCCTGCTGGGATCCATGGCCAGCGGGCTGGGGATCGTGGCGGGCGCGCTGGGGCTGCTGCTGTCGCCGGTGGGGCTGGTGATCGCGGCGATTGTGGCGCTGGGCGTGGCGGTGGTGCATCATTTCGGCGGCATCCAGCAGACGATCCAGGCGGCCAGCACGTTTGTGCAGGGGGTGTTGGCCGGGCTGAGCGCGTTCGTGAATACGAACCAAGGGGAGATCACGGGCTGGGTGGAGCAGGCGTGGACGCAGATCCAGACCATTGTGACGACGCTGGTGACCGGGGTGCGCGGCATCGTGGAATCGGTGCTGGGCATAGTCGGCCAGTTCATTGACCAGCACGGGGCGGATATCGAGGCGTTTGTGCGGCGGGCATGGCAGCAGATCGGGGTGATCGTCAACCTGGCGCTGACGTTGATCAACGAGGTGGTGACGCGAGTGCTCGACGCGGTCAAGCAGTTCATCGACCAGCACGGGACGGAGATTTTGGCGATCCTGAGCACGGCGTGGACGATGATCCGCAGCATGATCCAGATCGCGCTGGACCTGATCGAGGGGATCCTGCGGGTGGCGCTGGCGATCATTCGCGGGGATTGGGAGCAGGCGTGGACGGAGGTCAGGACGACGCTGGAGACGATCTGGGAGAGCATCAAAACCTACATCGGCGGGGCGATTGACTATGTGGAGGGGCTGGTGCGGCTGTTCGTCTCGACGATCATCCAGTTTTTCGTCAACCTGTACAACCGGCTGGTGGGCGGCTCGATTGTGCCTGACATGGTGGATGCGATCCTGTTGTGGTTCCGCAAAATGCGGGACAAGGCGCTGGAGGCGGTCGGCGCGCTGCTGAACCAGGCTATCGGACTGTTCAACGAGCTCAAGGATCGCGTGTTGGGGATCCTAGGGGAGTTGGTGGGAGGGATGGCGGAGCGGGGCGCGGCGATGGTGCGGGCGTTTGCCGACGGCGTGCGGAATGCCCTGCAGGCGGCCCTGGATGCGGCCAGGGAACTGGTGCGGCAAATTCGTGATCTGCTGCCGGGGTCGGACGCCAAAACAGGCCCTCTGAGCGATTTGACGGCCAGCGGCGCATCGCTGCCGGCGACGCTGGCCGCGGCAATCAGCCGGGGGGCGCCGGTGGCGGTGTCGGCGGTGGAGACGCTGGCGGGCGGCATCTCCGATCTGCTGACAATGGACACGGCGGCGCTGGGTGCGGAGGCGGGAACCAACTGGATCGAGGCGATGATCAAGGCGATCTCGGCGCGGCTGCCGGCGCTGAGCGAGGTGACGGGCCAGGCGGCTGCTGCGCTGGGAGGCAACGGCAGCGGGCGGCTGGATGTGATGCCCTCCACGCGGCCGAGCGAGCCGGCCGGCCGGGGGCCGGTGACGATCAACCTGAACGGGCCGTGGCACGTGGCGAACGAGATGGACGCGGCGAAGATCGCGGAGATCGTTGGCGAGGTGCTGGCGGGCAAGGCGGTCACGGCGCGGCGAATGGCTGTGGGCTGGGCGACGGTGTGAGGAGGATAGCATGGGGATCGGTCGGCAGGTGAGGCTGGTGGAGGGGGCGCGGGTGTTGAGCCTGACGAGCGACCCGTATGTGTTGCAGGCCAAGGGGGGATGGAGCAGCGCGGCGGGGAGCGTGACGCTGGTGGTGCTGACGCGGGCGACGACGATGGCGGAGATGGAGCGGCGGGTGGTGGCGGTGCAGCAGGTGCTGGCGCGGGCGGCGCTGTACGAGAGTGCGATGGTGGGGGAGCGGGTGGAGCTGTGGATGAAAACCTGCGACAACCTGACGCTGACGGCGGAGCTGGGAGCCACGTGGCGGGTGACGCGGGTGCGCGGGGGCCGGGTGGCGGTGGAGCTGCTGGGAGGTCTAGCGGCGGCGCCGAATGCCCTGCTGACGATCACGCTGGAGGTGGACGGCGTGTGGCAGCGGCAACTGGCGGCGCCGGTGCTGGAGGCGTTGACGGGCGCGGGGTCGGTGATCAGCGGGAGCAACGGCGGGCTGACGACCAACAACGCGGCGACGGCGCTGTGGGCGCGGCGGCTGCGGTGGAGCAGCAGCACGGGGATCACGCTGCGCTATTTCTGGACCTACGCGGCCGGGTCGAACCATGTCAACCTGGGGCGCCTGGGCGGCAACATGCGGTGCTACTGGGGCCACAGCGCGAGCCGGTTCTACATCCTGGACAACGGGGCGCTGTCGGCCGAGACCGCGGTCATGGCGCTGACTGCGGGCCGGACCTACGAGGTGGTGGCGCGCTGGTCGTCGGGCACGATCAGCGTGTTCGTCGATGGCGTGCGCCAGGCGCACACCATCGGCGCGGTGACGTGGGCGACAGATCCGGACACGTATCGGCTGATCGAGACGGATGCGTCGTCGGGCGTGCAGCAGTTTGCGAGCGTGCAGGCGTGGCCGTCGGCGCTGTCAGACGCGGAGATCACCGCGATGGCCGTCTGGGGCCGGCCAGAGGGGGAGTTGGCCTGGTGCATCCCACCGGCGGACGACAAATGCACCAACGCGGCGTACCGGATCTACAACGGGCCGGGCGCGGCGCCGGGGCCGCTGCGGGTGATGCTGCGCGGCGGGAGCCAGGACTATGGCAAAATCGGGCTGGCGTGGCGGATGTTGCGAGCGCCGGGGACGCTGCGCTTCGAGGCCGAGAGCGGGACGCTGGGGGGGATGACGGCCAGCAACAGCAACGCGGCGGCCAGCGGCGGGAGCCAGGCGCGGTTTACGCCCACCGCGACGGGGTGGAACACGCAGGTGACGGTGACGCTGGCGGCGAATCCGGCGGATGTGGCGGCGATGCAGGGGGAGTATCGGCTGTATTTGGCGGGGTATGACAGCGCGGCCGCGGTGCAGACCAACCGGGTGCGCTGGCGGCTGGTGGTGGCCGGGGTGGCCGGGGAGTGGAGCGAGGCGCGGGCGTTTGCGGCGGTGGCCACGCGCAGCCTGGTGGAGCTGGGGACGCTGACGCTGCCGCCGGGGAACTGGCCGGCGGAGACGCTGGCGGCGACGACGACGGGGTACGGCAGCGCGTATGTGCGGCTGGAGGTGCAGGTGGAGAACAGCATCGGGAGCGGCGGCGGGACGCTGGACCTGGATGCGCTGTACCTGGCGCCGGCGGAGGCGGAGGGGACGGCAACGGGCACTATTGACGTGAGCGACGTGGACGGGCTGTTGGACTACAGCAGCACGCCGCCGGCGTTTCTGGTGGTGCAGGAGCCGCGGAGTCTGGAGTTCGGCGGGTGGCTGAGCTATGCCGGTGACGATCTGCTGCTGCCGCCCTCGGCCGGGGGCGCGGCTGGGCAGTTGATGCTGTGGTGGTATCGGTCGGCGACGGAGGAGCTGTATCCCAACGACGAGTGCGATGTGTGGCTGCACTACGCGCCGAGGTGGGTATGATCCGGCAGCCGACGGTGAGCGTGTACGACGGCAGCGGCAACCTGGTGCGGGGCCGGGCGGGCGCGGTGCGCGACAATGTGAGCGGGCTGCGGTTCGGGACGGGGCTGCCTGGGGGGTTTTTGGGGTGCCAGTTCGAGGTGGCCGCGCCGACGGCGCGGCATTGGCCGGTGCAGGCGGGCTATCGCTGCGTGGTGAGGCTGGGTCTGGACGTGGTGTGGTGGGGCTGGGTGGAGGATATTGCGGCGCGGCAGCGGGGTGGGGAGCGGTGGCTGGCGGTGCAGGCGCTGGGGCCGTGGCAGCAGGTGACGCAGCGGCTGATCACGCTGAACTATGCGGACATCAACTCGACCTACGTGCTGCGGGATATGCTGGCGAGCTATTGCCCGGACCTGAGCAACGACTATAGCCAGCTCGAAAACAGCGGGTCACCGCTGACGATCAACTGGCAACACCGGCGGCTGGCGGAGCTGGTGAAACTGGTGTGCGACACGGGCGATGCGACGCGTGCGCCGATGCTGTTCGCGATCTGGGAGCCGCCGGGGAGCCGGGTGAGCGCCAGCAACGCGGTGCTGAACGATGACCCGGAGCTGGAGACGAACCTGCTGTATTACAGCAAATCGTCGGACTATATCTACTATGTGGCGGCGCCGGTGGTGTCGCCGCGCTACTCCTGGAAATGGAGCGAGGGGGTGACGGGGGGTCTCACCCACCTGCGGCGGATCCCGGTGATGGCCGGCGGGCAATATGTGATCGATTATCAGCTCTACTGGACGGCGTACAGCGGGATGACGATGGAGGCGCGGCTGGACTGGTACAACGCGGGCAATACGCTGATCAGCACGACCTACACCCCGACGCAGACGAGCGACGGGGTGAGCACGGGGTGGCGGTATGTGCGGGCTGTGGTGACGGCGCCTGCGGGAGCGGTGGAGGTGCGGCTGGGGATCGGTGGCGCGATCGGGAGCGGGGGAGGTGCGGCGCGGTATGCGTGCGTGGACGATCTGCGCATGTACGGGTACAGCGGGGCGCAGTCGGCGGAGACGCAGCCGCGGGCGTATCTGTGGAGTCGGGATCTGAGCGACTACGACTATGAGCTGCGGACGGGGGCGCTGGGGGATGCGCTGCGGCTGACGGAGACGACGCGGGATGTGGGCAACTATGTGATCGCCAAATATGGCGGGCTGTACACGGCGGCGGCCAGCAATGCGGCGAGCCAGGCGCGCTATCGGCGGCGGGATGTGCTGCTGGACGCGGGGAGCGTGGCGGAGACGGAGGCGGAGGCGCAGCGGGATGCGTGGCTGGGCCTCCACGCGACGGCAGGGCGGGAGATGGCGAGTCTGACGCTGGATGGGGGTAGTCTGCGGGACCGGGCAGGGCTGGGGGTGCATCCGGCGCGGGTGCGGGCTGGGGATCGGCTGCGGGTGCAGGATGGGGCGCTGGCGGGGACGGTGGTGATGGTGGAGGGGACGGAGTACGACGGGGAGAGCGGGGTGGTGCAGGTGCAGACGGAGCGGTACACGGATGTGAGCCGGATGCTGGCGCGGGTGTAGGTTTGCGCGCGAACGGCGGAGAGCAAAAAGCCCCTGGCGGATGCCAGGGGCTTTTGATTGCGGGATCGGTTGGGGGATCAGGCGAGGCTGTCGGCGATGGCCGTCAGGGCGTCGGCCAGGGGGACGTTGGCCGCGTGGTCGGCGGCGGCCTGGCGGAGGTGCTCGGCGGCCAGTGTCTGCTGTTCGTCGGGCAGGAGGAGCAGCTTGACCTCGCCGGTGGCGATGGCGGCCATCAACTCGGCCACATTGCCAGCCCCGTGCCTGGGGCCGCGCTGGTTGATGTAGCCGTGCTGAGCGGCCAGCGCGGCCAGTGTGTCCAGGATCGCGGCCTCGTCGCGATCCTGTCGGAACCACAAGAGTTTGGGCATGGTGTAGTCTCCTTGCTGGATAACGCCCCGGCTGGCGGTGGTAGTTGACACCGGCTTCGCACCGGCACAGCCACTCAGGGGTGCGCCTGGGATGTGAGGAGAGGATCGGCGGTCTACAGCCACTCGATGTGGCTGTAGTTGAACGGCATCGGGGGGCCGTCAACCTCGACGGTGACGAAGCCGGGGCTAGACGAGAACGCTTCCGC